ACCCCATTGACCAGCGGGACCTACATAGTCATAGTCGTGAATTTCTTCAATTCCAAGAGCATCAGCATGCTTTTCAAGAAAACGACAAAAATCCTCTGCCTTTGCACGATCTTTCCATCCAAGGTCAACAGCACGACCAGTCGCATGGACTGATACCCATTTCTTATAGTCTGGTGATGCTGGTGTTAGTCCAGCAGGTGCTGAGCGCATCAAGCGGTTTGAGAATGTTCCAATATTAGTAAGGCCCCAAAACGAGACTTCTCCAGCCATCGTCTTGCGCTTTTCAGTAGCAGCCTTAATAAATCCATTTAACCCTGGGCGGGTTCCAGATGCAGGAGCATCTGCGTTGCCAGTATATGGTCTAGCCATCATTACCTCCTGTAATTACATACATAATTTTATCATCATATTTCATATGAGTCATTAGTTCTCTTTGATTAGAGCACCAAATAAATGAACAACTAAGGATGCAATTGTAATTTTTATGCCCCAGCCCCTTGTTTCTCCAGATAGGGTAATTAATACCAAACCAGTTCCGCCAAGAGTCCAAGTTAGTGCATGTATTTCACTTAACAATTTTTTAATCATTTAATTTTCCTCCTTCTTCCTGATCCAGAGTCCGAGCCTCCAGACGAACCACCAGATGGTCCAGATGAAGAGCCTCCGCCAATACCACCACCTGTAGCACCAGCAATGCTTATTGTTGTTGTAACTGCTGTTACGGCAATAATTGCTCTTCTTGTTTTAACATCAACATTTGAACCAGAAGGAACATATTCATCAAGACCTTCAGCAAAAACGTCAATTTCTTTTTCAAACTTTTCTTTAATTTCATCAGAAAAATTGTTTATAGCATCAATAAGTTTTTCTTCTTGCTCTTCAGTTAGTTGATTAATATCAATTGAATTAAACACTTTTTCAATGTCTTCAGTACTAAGTTTTTCAAAAACTGAATTTTCTAAAATAGATAAAACTTGTTCTTGTGTAGGTTCGTTTACTATTAGTTCATCAATCAATTCAGACATTTCTTCTGGTGTCTCAGCCTCTTGAATTGGATCTACTATTTCAGGTATTGTTGTAGTGGTTACGGCTGGTTCTGTAGTTGTTGTTTCAATAGGAGTTGTAGTTGATGGAATTATTATCTCTGGTATTGTGGTTTCTGGTATGGTTGTGCTTGGCAAGGTTGTTGGGAGAACAGTAGTAGTAGTTGTAGTTTCAACAACTGTAGTTGTTGTAGTAGGCTGAGTTGTAGTAGTTGTTTCTTCAATAGTAGTAGTGGTTGTAGTAGGAGCTTCCGTTGTAGTAGTTGTTTCTTCTATGGTTGTTGTTGTTTCTTGAATAGTGGTAGTGGTGGTTGGAACTGTTTCTGTCAATGAAAAGGCACTACTTGGAATAATTTCCCAATTATTATCAATCATCCACCATGCTTGAACCCAAGCTCCACCACCATTTTCGTAAAACCAGACTGTGATGGCCTTTGACTGACTCTCTGTAAACTGAACTGGTATACTTACACTTCCTCCACCGCCTTTATCCCACCAATCATAAGTAATAAGTTCGCCATCTAAAAATAATTGTGTACCATCATCGGCCTGAACCATAAACTCAACCAAACATGTGCATGGAGCCGTTATGTATCCTTCGTATTTAACAACAAAATCTTCATATAGATTAAAAAGTGGTTGTGAATCAAAATCATTATTAATATCTGTATCTATAAAATTTCCTACAGGGTTTGCTGGTGGTAGTGGTGGTGCATTGTTATAACCAAGATTGTCATATACCGTTACATATAGGCCTTGATTTGATTCTGGTTCTTCAGCAAAGGATGGAGACACCCAAAGGTATGTAAAAAGAGGAATCCATAACCAAGAACCTTTTCTTAAACGAATCTTCATCTCATCACCTTAACAATTATAATGTGATAAGAGTTATTTAGAAAAGTTAATCTTCTTTAGATTTTTTATCAACTTTGTTAAAAACATTATTGATTTCTGATGCACTTAGTTTTCCATCATCAAGGAATGCTCTTGATAAGCCCTCAATAACTGTAGCGACACCTGCAACACCTGCCATGATCGCTGCTTTCCAAATTGGAATGTTCGCAATTGCACCTGCACCGACAACGCCAAGACCAGAAGCTGCAAAAACAGCTAGAATTCTAAGCAGAATGTTCTTTAAATTAGTCATACCATTATTATATTGCATAATATTTTATTACACTAATTTATAGAAATATCTAAATCTCCAGTTGAGATTCTAAAGGTATCTCCAGCAGTGACGCTTCTAGTTGTATCAAGCGGAGAAAAGAATAAAAGATTTCCAGTTGTTGAAGAGTCATAAACCCCAACTCCAACAACTACGCATGTAGGCATTGATGTAAAATCAATATCTGCCGAATTAGACGAAAGACCTGCAACTGAGGCTGTAAATGCAGCAGATTGTCTGGCATACGAGCCTCCACTTACTTCAGTACCAGATGTGGTTTTTGTAGGTAGTGTTGTAAAAAGTGCTACATAAACTGCACTTGGCTTTGTGTATGTTGTAGTGCCAAGAATGTGATCAACAATTTTATTCTCTAGATACTCAGTAATGCTACCTGCCATTATTCACCAATGGAATTAAAATATTGCTCTTTTTCTTCATCTGTTGGCCTTCTAAAATTGTCAAGATTTAAAAGGCTCATTGCTTCCTCATAAGGAACTTCTGCAATATTATTTTGTCTTGTAAATTTAAAACCAGACTGAGTTACATATCCAGCACCGCTTTCATACACAACAATAAAAGTTTCTGTCTGCTCTACAGGCGCAGTCTCTTCTTTTTTCTTTGCTGCTGCTTTTTTTGCGGGAGCCTTCTTTGCTGGCTTTGGATTTAAGTCTTCAGATGTAAATGAATTATTTGTGGTCATGTTTATATCATATCAGCATTAAATTATCCTTACAAGCAAAAGGAGGGGCTTTTCAGCCCCTCCTCTCACCTATAACGATCCTAAGTTAAAACTTAGAGAGTACGCATCTTTACGTTCTTAGCGATGACATATGAATCTGCATTCTCAATGTTTGCAGCAACCCTCATGTACTGAGTGTACTCAATCGTGTCAGTCTTTGGCTTGAACTGACGGTAGACTGTGATATAACGGTAGATACCAATCACTCTGTTATTTGGGAATGTCAACTCAACGTGACCGTGTGAGCCTGCTGCACCTGAGTAGTCACCCGATGCCGTTTCTGGCATGAGTGGAACCTCAATCAATGGAATACCGAATGGTGCAAGACCAGTTGAACCTGGACCGCCATTAGCACCCATTGCGCCCTGCAAGTATGCCAACTCACCTGCTGTTGATGCTGGTGCTGGTGCACCTGCTGTAGCAGCGGTTGCTGAGTTTGGATTACCAAGGCTGAAGATTGAGTCTTGAACTAGACCAGGGCCAGAGAAGAACCTGAGCTCATTTCTGCGCTGCAAGTACTTTGCTGGAAGGTTACGGAGAACTCTGTCGTATGTTGCGCGGGAGATGTTGTTACCACCCTCGTCAACGACTGTACCGCTTGCCTTAGCAAGTTTGATGAATCCATCAAGAGCCTTGAGCAATGCGTTTCCTGAAGATGTGTTACCGTTGATGAACAAATCGTCAAGGTCATTGGCTGTCTGACGAGCCATAACCGAAGCGATATGATCCTCAAGGGATGCACCCTCAATGTTGTCCTCTAGTGACTCTGTGCTGAGGTTCCAGTCAAGGCGAAGCTTAACTGCTGTAAGTGAAACCTTGCTGAATGTGACAGCTGCGTTTGTGCCATCATCTGTGATTTCTGTAGCCTTTGCAAGTAGGCGTGTGCCGACTGAAAGCTTGTCAATCTCCATAGATGGGGTTCTCATGCGAACAACTCTTGCGTTACGCATAAGGACTGATTGATCAACCACGAAGTCAAGGAAGCGGTTAGACTGTGCTGGCTTTAGCAAACCACCACCGTCGGTTCCGACGACGCTTGTTGTTACTTCATTGGCTTTGGAAAGAATCTCTTCCTGTGATGCCATATGTTTATTCCTCCTATACCTTATGACTCATATCCCATAGACACGATTAGGTCTTGTGGGAGATAAATGTTGTTCCATACAGACTTAGGAGCTGACTTCTTAAGCTCTACCTCTTCCCCATCATCTTCTGGATCTACGCTCTTCTTGATTGCTCCAGCCGAAGCAAAAGCCTCAACTTTCTCAGTCTGCTCAGCGAGAGCTTGCTCAGCAGTCTGTAGTTTTTCTTGAAGTTCAGTTGTTTGAACCTCAAAGCCCTTTGTAATTGTTTCAAGCTTTTCGTTTACCGAAGCCTCAATTTCAGCCTTAATTGAAGTTGAAAATTCGGTCAACTTTTCATCAATTACATTACCAAGGGCTTCTTTTAGAATATTTACATCCATTTCTTCCTCCACTTGGTCATTTTCAACTTCAACTGAAATTGTTGAAGCATTTGTTTCGTTTTCTGGCATTAGCCAGTTAACAAATCTTTTTAGAAGAGACTTGTTGCTTTCACTCATCTCATCTATCCTTGATAGGCTATCATAAAATTCATGATTTTGCAATAAATTATCTTGCATTTTAATGATATCTAAAGATTCATCATTTTCTAATGAAGAATTAAATTTTGCAAAAGAGTCATCAAGTGTTTCTTTAACTGCATCAACGATTTCTTCAGAAGATATTTCTACTTTATCCATTACCACTTCCTCCTTTTGCACTTCTTTTGTAAACAAACCATCTTCAATTGAAGAAGCAATATCTTTAGATATTGCTACAATATAATCTTGTGTACTAGAACATGCTCTGTACATAATATCACCATTTATAGTGATTTCTTGCACTCCTTCACAACCTAAAGATTTTGACTTTTCCATGGCCTCTTCTTTTGTTTTAAATATATAAGATTTTGGTTTCTTTGTTTTTGGATTTGTTGGGGTCTTATACCCTCCTTGAGCTGGATTCTTAGAAGTAGCATTTTGAGTAGTTATAGAAACTTCTTTTTGCATCTCTTCACAAGAACCACATCCACAAGAACAAATAGACTCGTCTAATTTCTTTGTTGTACAATTATTTAGCTGATCAACTTTTGACCTAGCCCAAGCCCAGCCAGCATCTCCACCCCAAAGATTCCAAGCGATTCTTCCATTTGATGGATAATTATCCTCACCAGGATTGTATCCTTTACCTTGCTTGTCTACCTCATGTCTTGGGAAATATCTAGCGACTTTACGAACAAAAGCTTCTGATGCTTGACCACCAGCAGCAAGCCTTCTTGCTGAACCGTAGCCAACGCTTGTTCCACCACGACCTTCTTTCTTTCTTTGCTCTAAGCCAACTCTGGCAGCATTTTGAACTGATTTTGGAATTGACAGATCAATATCTCCACAATCAATTTTAAGAATATAATCAAGTTCACCACTTTGACTCTTTTTAACAATGTCAATAACAGCTGCAGCATTCCCTGGATTATCAACCAAACTTAATTCACCAAGAATATATTTCTTAATATGATTAACTGGTCTTCCATTGTATGACTTATTTGTCATCTGCTCTTTTTCAACAATTTTTCCACCAACAGAAAAAGCTCTTAGAGTTCCATCTAAAACCTTTTGCCAAGTATCTTCTGCACCTTTTGAAATATAAGCATCAACCCTGATGGCATTATACATCTTGCCATCTTCACCCTTAACTTGGATTGGCTCGTACTTAATAGCTTTGCCTACGGCAATTGGGGCATGCATCTCTCTAATATTGCCTTGCCAATTCTTAAAAGCTTCTAATGATGCTTCAAAATTAATTAAATCCCCGGCTTTATCAACATTATCAGCAGTAGCAATACCGCTAACAATCCTTTGTTCCTTTTTAATCATTTCAATTGGAAAATTGATTGTAAAATTAGACATAAAAACCTCTATTAATTAACGAATTATACATTATTTAATAATATAATACAAAATTAGCCAATAGCGTATACAGCTAAATCTACAGTTGCTGTAGTTATTTCAAATTTTGTATAATCTCCAATTATCTCCGTATACATGCCTTCACCACCGCTTGCGCTCTGTGGAATAATTACACTATGTCTGCCATTAAGTTTTACTACAGCATCTGTTGATGTGTTTTTGTTCCAAAAATAAATTGCGGTTGTATGATGGCTAATAGACACCTCTCCATCAGCACTTGTTACTGATGTATCAGAGTAAATCAAAGTACTTCCTTCCATAAATCCTCCTATGGTATAAAACAAAAAATATATTCTCTGTTTCTTATTTTAACAGCAAATTCTTTATTTAACTTAATATTCTATCAAATTGAATCAAAGAAATACAAGTTATATCTTAATTAGGACCGATTCCTTGATTAGAATCTGGGTTATCGTTTGAATCCTGCCTTTCGCCTCTTTCTGCATTAGTACCAGTTTCTGCACTCCCTGTAGGAGTAGTGCCTCTATCAGACTGTGCTTTAGGTGGATTTGCAGCAGAGCTATTAGAATTTCCAATTGGTGCTCCCGGACCAGATTGCTGTTGTTTAATTTTTGTTGGATAAGGCAACACCTCATCTCCATCATTTTTTTCTGGTAGGCCGAGTTTACTTCTAACTTCATTAGGAGTAATAACTTCAGTTCTAAGGTATCTATCATCAATTCTTGACTGTAGGTCTTCATCAATAAGATCAATCTTCTTAAGTTTCAATTTAACAAGATCTGTAAACTCTGCTACAAGCCTGTTAAGTTTCTTCTCAATAACTGCTTGGTCTGGTCCAATAACCTGCATCTTAAATGTCTTGTCAGCATCTCTTGATACAGCCAAGTTAGCATTATCATAAACACCAACTTTTGGAGCAGGAACTCTGTT